TCGTTGGAGTGAAGGTCGATGAAAGTTGAAAGAGAAGTGGTTGTGCCGGTGTTTGAACCAATTGTAATCACCATTGAATCAATTGATGAACTGAAATGGTTTCTTGCAATTGCAAACACGTCCGTTGCCCAAGCAAGGGAACAAGTAGCTAATCAGGGTTTTAAGCTGATCGACAACGCACACATCCAACAAATGTCACTTTATGATTCGGTTAAACAATACAAAGGTGACGTTCTATGAATAACTGCCCCGGTTGTAACAAGCCAATGGTTGATGGTCAAGTGTTTAACGGGCTTCTCAAATGTCATTGGGATTGTCAGGATGTTGTTCGGAAGAACATGGGTGAAGAGAATGCATTTGACTTGATCAAAGCTCGTATTGATAATCGACTTCGTGTAGATGGGTTGTTCCCCGGTCACCATCTGTACGATAAACTAATGGATGAAACTTTGGACAAGGTGTTTAACTAATGCCATATGTAGTCGCTCACGATCACTATTACCCTGTAGGTGGTTTCAGTGATGTTAAGTTTCAGGGAAGTCAATGGGATTGTGAACAAGTCAAGAAAGTTCTAGAAGAACGATATGACCGTGTTTATATCACAGATGGTTGGGTTAGTACAACACTGTCTGACTGGTTTTAAAGACACAAAAATGCCCCGCGACGAAAGTCCGGGGCTTAGTTGTATTTGTTACTTTGGTTTTGGAGCGTTCAAGTCAACACGAAGTGCACCCGTAAGTTCACGAATGTCTTGACGCAATCCTTGTGTCTCACGAATCCATTGTTCTTGAACAGATTTAAATTCTTCCCTGCTTACTTTCCCTTCTTGCAAACGACTAATTGCTCGTTGGTTTGCAGCAATTCCTTTCTCAGCATTAGCAACAGATGCTTGAATGTTCGCCTTATCACCTTGATACATAAAGGCAGCCAGAGAAACGAGTGCAATCCCTGCCCACCCACCAAACTTTTCAATCAAGTCTTGTAACTTACTGCTTTCATTTACTGGCTGGCTCATTATTGACTGCCCCTTCTTCTGTGTAGTTTTTAATCAAGCCTTCGAGCAGTATTTGATGTGCACGTAGACAACTCGTGTTGTTAACCCATGAACTAGCAAGTGTACGTACTGTCTCACCCGCTGGTTGCTCTATACAACTTACACGAAGTAAATCCACGGGAATGTATTGCTTCTGGTAGATCACCTCTGAAACAGGCTCTACCGGCTTACTTGAGCAACTTGATAAGATCAGAAGGCAACCGATCATCAATGTTCGCAGTGTTTTCACTGGTAACCTCCTTTTTGGATGGTAATGAATTGATCAACTGTTGTTTTACAATCCCGTTACATACTTGTTTTTCAACTTCCTTTACGATAGTGATGTACTCTGCTGGTTTGTTCTTAATCTCTTCAGCCAGTTCCAAGTTCTGGTCAGACAATCGCTTGTTCAACTGAACATGTTCCAGCAACTTACCTTGAACACTGGTCAGTTCACTACGATCAGCTTTACCTGACAAGTATGAAACTGTAAGTAACGTTGCCAGAACAATGCACAGAAGAGTTAATCCTTTACTTTTCAATGTCGCAATTATCGGATTCAAAGGTATGCTCCTTTACTTTGTCTAGATCCTCAATCTCTTGATCAAGAAACTTCCCAAGGCCGAACAGGACAGCAAACATAACTCCCCAACCGACCAACCATGTTACCGCCATCGTGTCATTCAGCAACCCAAGTAATGCAAAACCAGCCATACCAATTGCATTCAAGATGTTTGCAATCAGTGAGTACATTCGGTAATGCTTACATAGGTGTCTGTACAATCTGTTACCCATGTCATTACTCCCATTTGGTCATGTCTGATTTATATTCTGCTGGTTCATTGCCCATGCAATATGAATATTGCTTAGATGCTCTGATAACCAACCCCGGAAGTACAGTTGCGATTCCATTAACTTTTCCATATTTCCATTTAGTAAGTTCTGTACACGCTTTGTCATACCGCTTGTTATTCAAGTCTTTCAAGAGTGTTGACGATTGTACGTTTCCAATACCTTTGTTGAAGGTAAAGTCGGTAAGTGCACCTTGCATCCATCCAGACTTGTACGGTACAGTTACCACGTTATTCAACAGACGTTCATGTACAACCCAATCCTTAACGAATAGAGCCACACATTCATCTTCTGTGAATACTTTCTTAACAACTTCACCCTTCTTACCCAAGTGCCCAACACACCATGTCTTTAAACCGCCTGTGTCGTCGTATGCGTGTGTATAAAAGCCTTCTGATGGGACAGTAAGGGTTGTTGCTACATAAGCCTGTTGACCGCCTACACCAGCCACCAACAGGGCAGCAAAGATCTTAGCTTTCAAGCTGTTAGTGATAGGTAGTTTCATTTCAATTCCTCAGTAATGTCTCCAACCTCCGAGACGAACGCCAATATAAAAGATCAAAGCACGCCACTTGGCTGTACCTTCTGCACGCAATGCTCGGTACAAGTACTTGTCAGCCGTTTTACGACTCACCATCTTCTTACTGTATAGGTAGTCATGCACAGTACTGCCATAGTTCCCATACCCACTCACAAGAGCGTACAGTGGGTACAGTACAATGTTGTGTACAGCTTTCAAACTTGCATAGTCTGTAATGTAATCCGTTGGTACAACCACATCACCTACAGCATCTCTGAAATGGAGAGGAGCGAGAAGTTTAAACTTCGTCCGCCCCAGTTGTTCGGTTTTCAACGTGGTTACGAATTCACTCATTCAGGCCATCCCTCTGTCAACATGGTTTCTGTAAACTCATCAGCTTCAATTGCTGTCAGTATTTCATGCTCACGATTGAAACAAGCTTGCACATGGGCACGTACAGCAGTAGCTACACCGATAATCTGTTGTGCTGAAAGTGGAATAAACAAACCACTAGAACATTTCCAGTTCACGACATACTCAGGATCGATTACGGCAGCAAGGCAAGCTCCTGCAATAAGTCCCTGACTATCTCGACCTGTGTCAATCAGGATGTCTTGTACAACAATTCCTTTTACTTCATTGTCATAGCGAACAGATGCTACACGTTTCTTTAATGAATTTAGTGCATCTGCAACCTTTGATTCAGCGGTTACTACTTTATCCCAATTAATCATTTTGGTAACTCCACAAGTCCGTTAGTGTTCACAATAATTGGCTGTGGAAACTCTGCTGCTTCAGAGGCGTCAGGTCCACAAGGGAGGAAAAGTGTCAGTTCAATCTGACCATCAATTCGGGTAACACCACCCACTATCCATCTACAATCAATTGCGTCATGTGGAAGTGTTCCACCTTCTGGTAGTGGTGTGAAATCATAGACTTCACCATTCAATACCAAAATATCAGCAGAGACAATAACCGTCAGTTGTTCATCACAACGTGTTGGGCTTAAATTAATTTTCATTAGAACCACCTTCCTGTGCAAAAGATTCGAATATTAGTAACTGTTTGAGCGGTTGCACCATTCCGATAAACAACAGAAGCACTGGACGCAGTATTTGCATACCCATAAGAGAAACCAAACTGATCGTTGGATGCTGAAGGTGCACCAGTAGCAGCAACGAAGTAAGCTGTATCAATAAAGGTTGCAGGAAGTGCGATAGGACCAACCACTGTGAAAGTGTTAGCGGCTACAGACGGTGAACCTGTTGGTCGTGCAATACACATAAGTGTTCCATCTGCAAACTTTGTATAAGTACCGCTTGCGTTAGAACCTGCCTCAATGATCGCCCCTGTTGCGACACCTGCTGTCTGTGAAACTGTACCGTTTACGTTAGACGATGTAACAGCCCGCCCCCAAGCACCCCAAGTACCATTTAGTTTAGATCGAAACCAAACATTACCTGATGTAGAACTTGTAAACGTCTGTGTAACATATGAGGCTGTGTATGGTTGTACAAGCAACCAACCATATTGTTCACCAGTTGGACCTTGAGTCAATGTAGACGCGTAGTAGAAACCAAAGGTGTCTATGCTGTTAAGTGCTGGACTTGTCAGGAAAACAGGTGTATTACCCAAACCCATGTTTACAAAGTTAGCGTACAGTTCATCAACGTTTGCCTGTGTCTTGGTAAATGCTGATCGTGGTGTATCACCACCAACACCTGTTGGTGCTGTACCCAAGTTGATCGTTTGTTTTGCCATGAATCATTACTCCTTAAATGAATGGGGAGACTGGCTCCCCTTTATTACAATGAGATTGCTTGAAGTTCAACGTCAGTTAAACGGCGTGGGTAGTAATTGACTGAGCGAAGGTATCCGTTCATTCTGTTACCACCGCTGTTACCACCACCAAGTTGTAGTGCTACAATCGTTGGAAGTACTACAGTGTTATCTGTGGCAATGAAACCCTTCGTACCGAACGCACAACTGTTTGCCTTGTAACCTGTAGCAACTGTTCGGATTTCACCACCTATGTATGCGGGAGCACCCGTAACAGCGTTCATCTGCTCACCACCGCTACTGATGAAGCCAGCGAAGTTACCAGTTGTTCCATTCAGATAAGACCCAATTTCACCAAGTCCAGAGGCAGCGACAAGACACGATGGTCTTCCGAACCGTCCAGCCACAACCGGGGTGTAAACCAGCTCGGCAGTAAGTGTACCTTCTGTCTGGTTAAACCAAGGAGTAAGGTTGTTTACCGAGGCAACATCGTTAGCCCGTGCTGTAGCAACAGAAGTTACAACGTCAGCAGCTCTTGTTACGGTTGGTGATGTGTAAACATCTGCCGCTCGTGTTGTAGCAACCGAGTTGGTTACATCAGCAGCACGAGTCACAGCTGTAGCACCGGTAATAATATCTGATGTTGGGTATGTTCCAGTTTCAACTTGTGCGTTGAACATGTAGAACGAGTTACCATCCAAACCACCGGAGTAACCAACCAAGCGAATACGCGGAGCAGCTGGGGTTACCGAAGGTGTGAAGGTGAAACTGTATCGTTTCCACTGCCCAACGACTTGGTTGTTAGCGTTACCGCTGTTAACTTGAGTACCACCGTCGTAATATGCAAGCTGGAAGCTGGGAACGACAGCACCAATAGGTTTCAACCATACTGAAATAGTGTATGTTGTTCCAACCGTTAAGGCAGTAACCGCTTGTGAAATCTCATGACCCGTTGTTCCAGATAACGTGAACTTCTGTGCAACCGACCCGTCTGGTGCCAAGCTACCGTCTGTGCTAAGGGCGATACCACCTGCCCCTTTAGCCCATGTGGAGTTAGTCCATTCATTCGAGTACTTCACACTATTAGTTGCGGCAGCCCTTTCGGTCAACATCCCGATTGGTTTCAGAACATTATTCGAATCATAAGCGTATGCGTTGTTTCTGACTACGTTAGTTGCAACAGTTCGCAGTAAACCATTTGAGTCAAGGTATGTCGCAGTACTTGCACGAGATGTAAATGTCGTTGGTGAAGCGACGTATGATGTTAGGGAAGAACCAACCTCACACTGTGGACCCCACAAGTAGATACCTGAAACACCGTCACCTTGGTAACTGAAGGTAGTACCACTAATAACTGGCTGGAAGTACACTCGTGGAGTGATTGTGTTTGCTGTAGTTACAGTGATAACTGCTGAGCATCTGTACCAACCATCCCCAACGGGTTCACACCGAACGTCAGTAATACCCCCACCTGTATCAATAGAGACAATTGCCCCTGTAGTAAGATCGAAAATTGCAGACTTAGTTACGCTTCCTGTGGCCGTCACACCAACAAGTCGCATCCGTGGTCGCTCAGCAGCCTTAGCGAAAACACTGATGGTGTAAGTAGAGTCACCAGCAACTGTCCCTGTAGAACTACTTTTGTCAATGTAGTGCAGAGTGTTAGCGGAATCCTCTACCAACTTAGAAGCTGTCAATGTACCGTCTGGTGCAACAGTCGCGTTTACTGTCAATGACGCAGCGGTCTGTGTCCAACTGGTAGGTTGAATACTATCTGTATAGACGAGAGAGTTAGTTCGTGCAGTTTCAACCATCAAACCTTTTGAAACTTTAGTTACAGGGTTGTAATCATAACGAGCAACACTACTAGGTGCTGTTTGCATGATTCCGTTGCTATCGAAGTATGTACCAACCGTTGGGCGAGTCGAGAATGTCAGTGGTGTTGGTACATATGATGTTGCAACCGTACCAGCTTCTACTTGGAAGCCCCACACTGCTATTGTTTTAACTGCTGTAGCTGTACCACTGTAAATGGTGATGATCTGAGT